TGGCAATCCAGCGAATCAATTGCTGGAGTAGGCGCGCACGTGTCCGACGGTCATTGGTCCGTATCTCTGCCGACAGAAGCGTGGCTCGACGGCCACCGCTACCGGCTCTATGCCAAGGAAAATGGGGATTTGCACATCCCCGTGGCTGACAGCGTGCTATGCCTGTTCGCCAACCTGTTGCGTATTTCTTCGGCCTGGCTTGCTGGTATCTGGCGTGACAAACCCACCGACTCCAGTGTCAAACAGTTGCTCGACCCGGTGGACGGCGTGACGGTGATTCTGGAAATCACGCTGAGCGAAACAAGCCCATATAAAACGGTGACGGTGCTGATATGAACTCAGAATTCATAGACAAATCGGGTCAGCCCCGACCCGAAAACGACCTGAATAAGGCTCTCCATGAAGTCGAGAGACAAATTATCAGCGTGACCAGCTTCAAATGCGAACCTTCGCTATTCGTTTGGTTGCCCACGATTAGGGATGCTCTCAAAGAGTTATTGACATTGCGTAAAGCAATTAGGGACCAGAAAAAGGGCTGAAATCATGACAATCCAGGGCAATGACCTGATGGCGTTCTTTACCGGCGGCGTGCTTGAGTCCATTGATACTCCGACGGCGCCGACGGTATCGGGCACGCCTACCGAACTCGATGAGGAGCTGCTCGATGAAGTGCTGGAGATTATAGCCGAATTCGGCAAGACGGTTACGTTCTGGACCTACGGTTCCGACGATTACAGCCCCACAACAGGCAAACGGACAACTGGCGATGCGACTCAATACAACAAGAAAGTCATCCCGCCATACGAGGTGGCGTTGAAGTACGTGGACGGCGATTTGATTCAAATGGGAGACATGCTCAGCGGCGTGGCGGCAAAGGATATCGAATTCACGCCGGCCAAGGGAATGCGAGTGACAATCGACGGCGGTATTTGGGTAATTCAAAGGGTCTCGCCGATATACAGCGGTGAATGGATTTGCGTGTATTTGTTTCAATTGAGGAAGTGACAGGCTTAACGTGGATAACGAGCTGGCACAATTTAATAGAGAAATAGACGCCTTCGCCCGGAAGATTCCCTTGAGGACGACTACCCTGCAGAAGAAGGTCGTCCTGGAGGCTCTTCGGCGGCTGGTGATGAAGACACCGGTCGATACGGGCCGTGCCCGCGGAAACTGGCAAGTTACCATCGGCGACCCGGCAAGGGGCCAAACGGACGAAACCGATATGATTGGTACGGCAACTATCGCCCAAGGGCTCCAAGCGTTGGCCGGGCTGCCCGCCTACCAAGTGGTCTGGATTAGCAACAACATCGATTACATCGAGGAGCTGGAGCACGGGCACAGCAAGCAGGCGCCGGAAGGGATGCTTGCCGTGACGGTGGAAGAATTGCGGGCGATGTTCAGGGAGGTGGCTTAGGCATGGCATGGGATGCGTTGTTCAATACGATTCGCAGCCGCTTCAAGACGCAGGTCGCGGACGCACTGTCTCTGCCGACGCAGTACGACAACCAGGAGTACGAGAACCCGGACGACGGCAACTGGTGCCGACTCACTATCATGCCGGGAGAGACTATGCAGGCATCAATCGGCAGCCCATCAGGCAACCGGGAACGCACCGTCGGGGCGATGATTGCCCAACTGTTCGCACCGCTGAGCCACGGAGACGGGGACATACTCGAAATAGCCGAATCCATCAGGGCCGCTTTCAAAAGAGTTACCGACGGCGCAGTCACCTTCAGAACTCCGTACCTGGTACGGCGCGGACGGCAAATCGATTCGTGGCAGATTAACGTCGTCTGCCCGTTTTACTCGGACGATATCGGATAACGATTTTTTTATGATAAAGGAGAACACCCATGTCGATTAGTGACATTGCAAGAGAGCAATTCGCGTTCGGTCAAGAGGACAGCTTCGGCGTCCAGGTAACCGGCCGCAACCTGCAAACGATGCGAATCACAAGCGAATCGCTCAAACAGAACACTGAGATTACGGCTTCACGCGAAATACGGTCGGACCGCCAGACGGCAGGGGTGATTCGGACCAAAATCAACGCCGGCGGCGATATCGCTTTCGAGCTGAGCTATGGCAGCTTCGATGACCTGCTCTGCGCGGCCCTGATGAGCGGCAACGCCAAGGCCCAGGGCACTCTAACGATGGACACGAATCCGGTGGACGCCAATGGTGACACCATTACCATCGGCGCCACGACGTACCGGTTCAAAGATACGCTGGCACAAATTAACGACGTGAAGATCGGCGCCACAGTAGCCGATACCCAGGCGCATCTGGTAGCCACAATCAACGGCACCGGCGTCGCCGGCACGGACTACTACGCGGGCTCGACTTCCCCGCACGCCTCAGTCAGTATCGCCGCCTTCGCGGCCAACGTTGCAGTAATCACGGCGCTGGCCTACGGCGAGGCTGGGAACGAAATCGCCACGACGGAGACCTTCACTGCCGGCACCAACCTGTTCAACGGCACGACACTTGGCGCGACCACGACTGGGGCGGGATGGAGCGCGGTCAGAAGTATTACGGCAGCAACCATCAGTGCGGCCAGCGCCGACAATTCTTTCAATGATTCCGGCAGCGGATTTGCCGGCTTTACCGCAGGCGAGTGGATCAAGGCGTCCAGCTTTACGACCGCGGGCAATAACGGGTGCTTCAAGGTCGTTACGGCGACGACGGCGAAACTCGTTGTTTCCGGCGGAACTCTCACGACCGAATCCTCCGGTACGGCACGCACCATCGTACAGGGCAGCTCGATCACGAATGGCGTCACGAAGAACAGCTTCAACTTCGAGCGCACCTACAGTGACCTCTCAAATGATCTGGCGCTCTACGTCGGGTGCATGATAAACCAAGTCAACCTCAACGTCGGCACCAACGCCATCATTACCGGCAGCCTCGGAGTGATAGGCAAGATCGAAAGCTCTGAGACGGCCAGCGGCGCCGCCGGTTACGATGCGGCCAATAGTAACGAGATTATGAACAGCATCGACCACGTCGTCGGGGTCTATGAGGCCGAAACGTCCGTCAACATCCTTGACTTTACAATGAGCCTGATGAACCAGCTTCGTGAGAGGCTCAAGATAGGCACGCTCGGCGTGTTCGACGTGGGCACGGGCCAGGTTCAGGTCAGCGGGACGTTCACAGCCTACTACGAGAGCAAGACGCTCTACGACAAATATCTGAATTTCACGAGCACGTCCCTGGCAAAGGTGTTCCAGGATACCGCGGGCAACGGATACGTGATAGACCTGCCCAGCGTCAAGGTGACTGACGGCGCTCGTCACGCCGGGGCCGGTCTCGGGGACGACTTCAAAGTCCCGTGCAACTGGCAGGCCTTCCGCGATGCGACCGAGGATATCACGATTCGAATAGTCCGGTTCGCGGCATAGTTGACTCGCGGGACCGCTTAACAGTAGTGCATATTTTCGCGCATATTTTCAACACGAAACAGGAGTAAGAAACGACATGGCTGAAATATCACAATTAAAGCTCGACAGCGAAAAAGAGGGCAATGGTGTCTGGGTTCCTTTCGACCTCGACGTGGAGCTGCTCATAGCGGGCAGCGGTTCCCCTGAATTTCGCAGCGCCTGTTCCGAACTGCTCAAACCACACCGCCAGAAGATCCGGACAGTAGGAATCGAATTCGAGGAACGCATCGAGATTATCAAGCCGGCAATTGCGGCACACCTTCTCAAGGGCTGGAAGAATCTGACCAGCAAGGGCAAGCCGGTTCCTTACAGCAAAGAAAAGGCGCTCGAGCTTATTAACGAAATCAAGGGGATGGCGACTTTCGTTCTCGGGTCTGCGGACGAACGAGAATGGTTCCGTAAAGAATCTCAGAGGGGTTCGGGAAAAAACTTATTGACTGCCTCAGATGGCAGTTGACCTGGGGCAAAGATGTTGAATTCCTGCAAAAAAGAGCGGCAGCCGGTAAGCCGACTCCGGCACTTGAGAACATGCCGGAGCTTTACGAGGACCTTGGCGGCATTTGGGCCCTGTTCTGGCAGTTGCATAAATCGAGACAATCGGGCTTTGGGCCGGGCCCGCTTTCTATTCAGGATATCGTCGCTGCGATTGGACTCTATCAGATGCCTGAGCCCGTTGAATGCTTTGAACTCATAGTGGCGATGGACCAGGAATGGCTCAATTGGGCAGTAGAGCAGAACAGCAAGGAGAAATGATATGGCTGCTATGCCTTTGACATTACGAGTTTCTGTCGATGCAGACGAGGCTGCGAATGAACTCTTACAAGCTTGCAGCGACATAAGCGAAATCATTGAACTCGTTCCCGAATGGAACAAATTTGAATGCGAACAAATCAGCGATCGGATTGTCAAGAGGTTTAAACATATACTCCAAGTAGCGGAGAAACAACATGGCCGATGAGGCGGCATTACGACTGAAGGTTGACGCCACTGGCGCAATGACTGGCGCTGCGACCTTCGACCACGCTATGGGCAGGGTCCAGCAAAGCGCCCGACGCGCCATGATGGTCATTACTGCGATGACAGTCGCCAATGTCAAGGCCTTTGCAGGCTACGAGGAACAGCTTGCGAACGTCAGTACAATGCTCGACCAGCAGACTATGCGTTACCTTCCGGGATACAGCCGCGCAATGAAGGAAATGGCAATCGCATCCGGAGAAGGCACTTCGACCCTGAGCATGGGCCTTTATAACATTCTGTCGGCAAGCATTGACGCCGATAAAGCCGTAAGCACCCTCGATGCTACGGTTCGGGCGGCTAAGGCCGGTATGACAGACACCGGTACGGCCGGCTATGCGATTACTGGCATCCTCAATGCCTACGGACTCGCGGCCGACAAGGCGGGGCGCATTTCGGATATCCTCTTCGCTACCGTCAAGCGAGGACAGACGACATTCGGCCAGCTTGCACCGGTCATAGGCCGCGTCACGGCCATATCCGCAGGCGCTGGTATTTCGTTGGAGGAAGTCTCGGCGGCCCTGTCAACAATCACGCGAGGCGGTATCAGCACGGAAGAGGCTATTACCGGCTTGCGACAGGCTATCATCCAGTTGCAGGGCCAGCAGGAAGGCGCAATCAACCTGGCAAAGCAACACGGCATCGAGCTTTCCGCGGAGGAGCTGGCGGCCGAGGGTCTTTCGGGTATGCTCGAAAAAATCAGCACACTATCCGAGGGCACCAGAGGGGACATATTCAAAGAGGTTCGCGCCCGCGTAGCTCTCAATGTGCTGCTGAAAGACCAGGCTGGGTTCCTCAAGGACTACGAGACTGCCCTGGAGCAGACAGGCCAAACCCAAGATGCTTACGGCAAGATGACCGATACGCTCGGCCAGCGGTTTAGGCGGCTCTGGCAGGTTATTACGGTCGGCGCCATAGAATCCGGAGAGGCAATGTCCGACGAGATTAAGAAGATTACTGACTCGCTTCTCGAAAACGAGTCGGCATGGCGCAGGTACTCAAGGGCATACGGTGAAGGATTGGCGGAAATATTGTCGGGATTCCAGGGCATTTCTGACATCATCGACGTCATCAACGCGAAATATCGCCTTCCGCAAGGAAAACAGAATTATGGTTCATGGGCGCCCCCGTCCACGGAGCAAATTCGTGAGCAGAACAGGGGGCTTTATGAAGGACCGCCGGAAGGGCGCCTTGAAATATCCCCACGCTCCGCGCAGCGGCTCGCAGAAATGCGTTCTGCTTTGCGAGAGCAGCAGGAATTTGACGACGCCATGTACCGCCTCACTCACCGCAACTTTCCGCAAGAGGAATCCGAGGACAGGCAGCGGGCGGCGGCCGGACCCTCTGAGCTTGAAAAGCAGCAGGAAGAAGCGGACAACGAAATTGCCTTCCAGCGCACCGAGATCACGGCTCGCATGTATGAAAACATGGGCAAGCTCGGGACGGGGTACTATGAATCGCAGAAAGAGCTGCTCGAATTGCAGCTTGCAGACTACGACAAATTCATTGAGGACAAGGTCCTTCTTGACGAGTATCACGCGAGCATGTTGAGCCGGCTCGCTATCGAATCGTCAGGGTTCTGGGTAGAGACCAGAAGCGCCCTGCAGGGCACGCAGAACGCCCTGAGCGATTTTATGATGGACTTCGGCAGTCTTGAAGGTCTGATTCAGAGCGTGGGTAATTCCTTCCAGCGAATGTTCGCAAATCTGGCCAGCCAGCTCCTGATGAGCGGGATTATGAAGCTGTTAGTCGGCGGCCCGATGGCGGGGGCGATGGGTTTCCAGAATCCTCTTGCCGGCGGCGGTGATGTTCAAATGGGCGGGTTGTTTGGGCAATTGTTTAGATCCGGCGTCAGTGCAAGCGCGATGGGCAACGTGTTTTCAAACGGCCGGATTGTTCCGATGGCAGACGGTGCGGTCCTGACGCAGCCTACGTACTTCGGCCTTGGTAACGGAAACTTTGGTCTCGCCGGCGAAGCTGGTCCCGAGCTGGGGTTTGTACCGCTGAGAAGAAAAGGCGGACGCCTGGGGCTTGACAGCCCGGCCCCTCAGCCGGTCACTGTACAGCCCACACCTGTCAAGGTGATAGTGGTTGCAAACCAGAGAGAGGCCACGCTTGAGGCGATGCGAAGCGAAGAGGGCCAGGCCATCACCGTTGGCACGGTGAGCGAATACAGCGGCTTCTGAGGATATATCAATATGGCTTACAAAACCGGCAAGGCAAACGGATATAAAGAGCTGCTTCTGGCAACCAAGGGTTTCCTGGAAAATGCCAAGAAGGCATATAACGCGGCGGCCGGCGGCGGCAATACCGGCAACGGATTCCTTTCCGCCGAACGCGCAAGCACTTCCCCGGTCGATGAGACATGGACCTTGACTGCCACTTCGGCGACCAACTTCACCGTTACCGGTTCGGTATCCGGGGCACAGGCGGCGGCAACAGTGGGCACGGCTTACGATAACGGCATTGTCGCTTTTAAGATTATCGCCGGCAGTACGGCGTTTGTTTCATCCGACAGTTTCACGTTCGACGTGGCCGACGGTCTCGGTGCGACCGAAGCGTGGACCGTCAAGTCGTGGAACACCGACCACGACGGGCTCGGCAACTACGAGCTTATTATCATGGGACCCGGCGCTTCCGGCGCAGACGAGATTTACGTTGGCATCCAGACCTATCACAACACGGGCGACGACTACTTCAACTGGCGGTTGCAGGGCTACACGGGCTATTCCGGCGCAGCGGCATTTAACACGCAGCCCGGCGCTATGACCGACGCGCCGAGCTATAACCCGAAGATGCTGCTCTGGAATGGCCAGATTCCATACTGGATAGTGGGTGACGGGCGGCGATTCTCAGTGTTCGCAAAAATCTCCACGGTTTACGAGTGCATGTACGCCGGCTTCCTGCTGCCGTACGGACTTCCCAACGAAGTGCCGTACCCGCTCGCTATCGGCGGCACGTGCAGGGCCTACGGGACAAGTGAGAGTCGTTGGAGCAATACAGAGGCGGCGCATCGGGCGTTCTTCGACCCCTACGGCACTGGCGGGGCAAGCGGCAGCAATTCGACGCTTCGCGTCCTGCACGGCTCATGGATTCATGCTGCCAACTGGTCCTACGAAACGAATCTGATTAGCGCGATGAACGTCTGGCCTTTCCACCACAGCGATATCGTTTATGCGGGATACCCGGCAAACAGACTCTGGGCATTACTTGAGCCGAATATCGACGGCTCATACCCGCTGTTCCCCTTGATTATAAACGGGGATGATCCGGAAATAAATTTCTACGGCGAATTGCAGGGACTCTATGCTACCCCCGGCCATAGCCTTTCGGCTGAGGACACTATCACGATCGGCGGGGTGGTTCACGTCGTCTTTCCGAATATCTGGCGAACAAATACATGGCAGTACGCACTGCTGAGACTGGAGTAATATAATGGGCTACCAGACAGGGACATCCACGGGACCTGATGACCTGCTCGATAAGCTGCGGATATGGCTGCTCGCAGAGGGCTGGACGGTCAACCTTTGGGACGACGACAACACCACCTACCGGGTCTGGACGGGTTTGGTCGGCACAGGCAAACGGCTGCACGTGCAAAAAACGGCGACGGACTCCACCGTGATGTATTTCAATTTCCGGAGCGTCAACCGCGGCGTCATATTCGAGGACCACTACAGCGTCAGCACGCTGCAAGGTTATGGCAAATACTACGCCGAAGCAACGGGGATTGGAATTAACGGGTCAACCGGATATAACGTTGCCAATGCCTGGGACTATCAGCCGGGCGCTCCGGTCGGAACCTCAAGCAAGAGCTGGGGTGCGTGCATTACGGAGCTGTCCCTCACCGCGATTCCTGCCTACTATTTCTTTTCTCAAGGCGACACGTTTGTCGTCGGTGTGGAATACGAAAGCGGCAAGTTTCAATGGATTATGTTCGGCTGCCTGGAAAAGTCCGGCGTTTATACCGGCGGGCAATTCTTCGTCGGTTCATGCTCGGGCTATATGCCATCCGAGGAAATGCTGGGCACCGGCGCGTACCTGACCATTAAGGGCTGCATACTGTCCGGCCAGTATGGCGGCTATGGCCGCGGCGCGGTGTATCTTGACGTTGACAGCGTTGCCGGATGGCGGGCCTACGGCAATTCAGGCAGCGTTAATGACTCACTTGCTAAGAAAATAGAATGGCCGGGGTACAGGCCGAATGACGCTGCGACTTCATACATCACGCACAACACGTTCGGCTCCCTGCTGTTCCGGCGGTCCCCGAATTTTTATAATGCGCTGGCCCCAATGATGCCCGCGTACACTCTCGTCCTGCGAGCCAGTGCGAATTACTGCTTTCTGGGCAACCCGACGAACGTGAGACTGATAAATCCTTTGTACTACGACCCCGGTGACGAGTACACGTTGGGCAGTGACGTCTGGAAGATATTCCCAATGCACTCGAAGGCCGATGCCGCGGCCGCGGCAGGCAAGAATGTTGGCATAGCGATTTTGAAAGAGGTCTAATCTCGTGCCCGACTATGGCGGCAACATGGTTGCGAGTCTTATCTTCGACGATGACCTTGAGTTCTGCTCAATAAGCATATCCGTCAACTCGCCCGCGATTCCGTCGCTCTTCGACGCTGACTTTATGTCGTCCGGCGTCCTGGCCGGTCCCTTCGCGCAGGTCATTCCATCCATGAGGGCGATTGAGCAAAGCGGCGATAAGGTCACTTCTTTCGTGGACGATTACTACTACCGAATCCACGTGGACCCGCTGGTTCTGAACTTCGGGGCCATCATTTCCCCCCTGCAGGAAGAATTGCTCGTCTGGAACGCATATTTCGTCACCAAGACATGCTCTCAAATAGTCGAGGTCAGCGGCGACGAATGGGACTTGACCGGGTTATCGACCCCTTTCGACCTGGCGGGCCTGGGGTGGACAACGTACACGCTCGACATCAGCGAGCAGGGCAGTCCGACGTTCGAGGGCTCGATTACATTCGACTTCACGGACGCCAATGACCCGGTCGTGGAGATATCCGGTACGCGACTGCTGCTGTTTCGCTGGCGGCCCCAGGCCGAGATTCCAGAGACTCTCGAATGGCTCACCGAAATAATCGAGGGCAGGGACCGCTCAGAGCAGGCGATATCGCTGCGACCGGTCCCGCGGCAATCGTTCAAGCTGCCGCTGTTCATCGAGGACGATAAGGACCAGGCCCGGTTTGACGCCGAGCTGTTTTCCTGGCAGAAACGAAGCTGGGGCCTTCCCGTCTGGCCGGAGCTTGAGGTTCACACGGCGACTATCACGGCGGGCGATATGGCAATCACTGTCGATACGACCAACGCGGATTTCAGGGACGAGAGTCTTGCTGTTATCTGGCAGTCCACAACGCAGTGCGAGGTCGTTCAGGTTGAGACGGTCGCGGCCGGCAGCCTGACATTGTCATCGCCGGTCCAGGGGACATACAGCGGACGCAAGCTCATCATGCCGTGCCGGACGGCACAGATGAACTCACCGGCCAGGAGGCGAGTCCACTCGTCGGGCCTGGCCGTGATTGAGACCTTTTTCGCAGTCAAGGACAACGTCCTGCTCACGGGCTATACGCCGCCCGTCACGTACAAGGGACTGCCTGTCCTTGCGGATGGTATCCCGGTGGATCCGACGCAGAAGAAAAGCTCGGACGGCGATATGATTGTTACCGATTATGAGACGGGCGACTTCGATATGTTCAGCGACAGTGACTTCAACCTCTTTCTGCAGGGCCACCTGTTCTACAATGACGACAAGGCGGCTTGCTGGCAGTTTCGGCTGTTTCTTCACTCGCTCTACGGGATGCAGGGCAGAGTATATGTCCCGACGTTCAAGGGTGATTTGACGCTGGCTCAGGGGTTCGGCGCGTCAGATACGAGCTTCAATATCGACAATATCGACCTGGCCAACAACATGGGGCTCAACGAGCTGCGGACGGATCTGGCTTTCATCTTCCCGGACGGCACGCAGCTTTACCGTGAGATTACCGGCATTGTCGATTCCGGCACTGAGGAAATCGTGACCATCGACACGTCGCTCGGGTTCGCAGTCAGTCCGGGCGACTGCGTCATCTCGTTCCTGGATAAGGTTCGTCTTGACCGCGACAGTGTGCAGCTTACCTGGACCAGGGCCCACGAGAACCAATGCGAGCTTGACTGGCAGGCGGTGAAGGCATGAAACGACGTGTCTATATCTTTACAACTTTTGTCTGCACGCTGCGCTGTCCGCGATGCTATCAGCTAAAGCTCAGGACGCGCCACAGCTACATGCTGAGCATGGCTACCTTTAGGCGAATCCTTATCCGGCTGGATGAACAGGCCGTCCCCATCCATGAATTCGTCTTTACCGGGGGCGAGCCTACGTGCTGGCCCGATCTGACGGCGGCGATTGCACTGGTAAAATCCCGCAACTATCGTCACAAGGTCCGCGTCGTCACAAACGGCTACGGGCGCAAGATAAGCGACTACGGTGACGCCGACGCGGTCCAGGTCTCGGACTATGGGGCAATCAATCGCATAGACTGCTACCGCCTAAAGCGGCAGGGCGGACGCCGAGTCAGAATCCAGAGTCCAATTCACTGGGACTGGGACCCCAGTGAAAAAACGAAATTACCGGGCGAGTGCGGATGCACCGGCCTGTCGTTTGTGGGGGATAAGGTCTGGCCGTGCGCGATGGCGGCGGCAGCAGGGACGGACGATTACATGGGCATCGACAGCGACTTTGGCTGCCTGACGGGCAAATTCTGCAAGCCGCATTATCAGGACTTCTGCCGGGGCTGTCTGGTTAACCGCAGGAACCGCAAATCGCCGAGGCCGGTACTGCAAGTCAGCCTCTGGGAAAGCGCGAGCTGGATATTCGGAGCCAAGTCTAAATGAGCTACACGAGCAGCGAACAAAGCGTCAGCGACGGTCGCCCCACAGAGTTGCATCATATATGGGACGAATTAGGCAATCATTACCGAATCGCGTCCGGCCCGGCCGACGTCAACTACAACAGCTATCTCTATACCCCTGAGCCGGCCAAACGCAGCGAGCTTAAGCTCACCGACAATCACAAAAAGAACGAAATGACGCTGGAGTTGTCGAGGGACAACAGCTTTGCCCAGCGATTCCTCGGCGGGCCAATCGACGTTAAAGCCTACTGGCAAATCTATCGCGGGCATGGAACTGATTTCGTGCCCTGGTGGTTCGGTGAAATCAAACAGGTCACGTTCGACGGCGACGGAGTACCGACTGCGACCGCAACGCCGAGGTCGAGCAGCATTACGAAGGCCGGCAAGCGCCACGTCTGTCAGAGACTATGCGACCACGCCTTGTATGACGCATGGTGCGGCGTCAACAGAGAAGACTACCGCGTCGATGGTACAATCAGTGACATCGACGGCAAGGAAATCACCAGCACGGCCTTTGGCAATCCCCCGGCGTACTCATCCAGGGACGACCTTACATCGCTGCCCGGATGCACCTACAATGCAAGCAGCGTTTGGAACGTGGCCGTCCTCGCGGACTGGGCTTTTGATAATCAGCTTCCGCCCGGTCACTGGTGGACGGCCGCATCGAACAGCAATGAGTGGGTATCATGTCACTGGACGTCCGCCCAGACTATCAGGGTGGTCTCAATTCAGCCTTGCCACGGAGTGGGATATTCTCAGTACAATCCGAGACATGTCAAAATCGAGGGCAGCAATAACGGCTCGACCTGGTACAAGGTTCCCATCATAGGCTGGCTCGGCCGGTGTGCGGCCTACAACACGGACGAAGCAGAGCTTGAGCAAATTGACGATACGGCTCAATTCGTACATCTGCGACTGAATAACTCGACCGCCTATACGTACTACCGCGTTTATTGCTACGACAACTGGGGTGGCGCCGACTACGTCGCCATAGGCGAAATCGAGATGCGTGATTACGATCCGGAGCTGTCCAGCCCTCTTTCCGGCGGAATGATAATCGTCAACGGGGCAAGGCGAATAATCACGGCGCATTCCGGAGATACCGTGACTCTCAATCGCGCCATATCGGGCGCTCAGATTAGCGATGCGCTGGTTGCCTATCCCGGCTGCGACCATACGCCGCTGACCTGCGAAAGCAAATTCGATAAAAAAATCAATTACGGCGGTGATGAACACCTGCTCACTAAGAACCCGTTTGCCGGCGACGCCCTCGTCTGACAAAGCGCGGCGTAAAAGGAAGCGACATTATGTTTATGGGTACAATTATTGCCTGGTTGTTCGAAGTCGCTTTCTGGACCGCCGTCTCATGGGCGCTTGGCGAAGCCCTCAAGAAGAAGGCCAAGAAGCCATACAGCGCCGCACCGTCAAAACTTGAGGTTCCCGATAACACCGAAGGAACGCCCTATGCCGTTGTGTTCGGGACACCGAAATTTCTATCGAGCCCCGTTGTGACATGGTGGGGTCACGTAAAGACCGACCCGATCCGCAGGCACTACTACGAGAACCGCTGGGGCAACCAGAAGCGAGTCTATTATACTGTCGCACACCACTATAGCGCGGGGATGCTCTTCAAGTTATGCCACGGGCCGATTGACGGCGTGAAGCAGGTGCGTGCCGGCGGGAAGGTTGCCTGGCCGAATGCCGGGGACGAGACGGAGCTTGCGGCCGATGGCGTTACGAGCATCAGTATTAACGAGCCGAATCTGTTCGGCGGAGAGGAGGCCGAGGGCGGCGTCGTCGGGGATATCGACTTTCAGTACGGCAACCCGGATCAGGCGGTCAACAGCTACCTCGCCTCGCAACTCGGAAGCAACATTAGCGCCGGCCGCGGGTTCGTGCAGGCAATCTTAAAGCAGGTTAGGATCGGGACGAGCCCCTATCCCAAGCCCTGGTCGTTTCTGTTGAAGCGGACGCAGATTCTTGATGACGGGTCCCCGCAATGGTATCTGGCGAAGGCCGATATCTCAGGCGACCTTAACCCGGCCCACTTCCTGCGCGAGTGCTACACGAACAACCGCTGGGGCTTAAACAACTCTCCGAGCCTGATTGACGATACGAGTTTCACGGCCGCCGCCGATACGCTTTACGACGAAGAATTCGGCGTGTCGCGGCTATGGAGCGACGCGAACGAATCCATCGAGGACCTCATAAACGATATTCTGCAAACCATCAACGGCAAGATTTACGAGGACCCGCAGACGGGCCTGTTCGTCCTGAAGCTGGCAAGGGACGACTACACAATCGCAAGCCTCGAATCGTTCGACGACAGCGACATCAAATCGGTCGAAGGGCTTGTGCAGGTCGGATACGGCCAGATTCCCGACCAGGTCCGCGTCACTATAACCGACGTCATAGGCAACACGGTCACATCGATTCCGGATCAGGATATCGCGGTGGCCGACATCCAGGGCGGCAGGACCATCGTTATGGACCGGGAACTTTATGCGGTAACGAAGCCCGGCCTTGGGGCTCGATTGGCGGCACGAGAACGCCAGCAGGTCACGTCAATGCTGGCGCCGATGACTATCAAGGGCAAACGGACTATGGCGCATCTGCGCCCCTTCGATGTTATCAAATACGCATATACTCCGCACAAGACACTCCAGCGCGTGGTCCGAGTCGTGGACGTCAATCTCGGGACACTACAGGACGGGACTGTGATTCTGCACTGCATGGATGACGTGTTCTCAACTCAGGCGGCCATCATCGGGAACCCATCGGATATTATTCCGGGCGGTACGGCAAACGCACCGGTCGCTTCGCCTTATCGCCGGCTTGACGAGGCGCCGTTCTGGGTGCTGCTGCGAGATTCGGGGATTAGCGTCGCCCTGGCCCTCGGTGATGATGCAGGCTTTTTGCTGGCGTGTGCATCCAAACCCAGCGCGGACGCTCTCGACTTCGAGCTGCTCGTCAGAGACAGCCTGACGGCGTCCTTCGAGGCCAGCGGACGAGGGTTCTTCTGCCCGACCGCCACGCTTGATGCGGATTTGGCCATGAACGCAGCGGACATCCAAATAGACCTTAACGACATCGAGGAACTCGACCAGGTCGATACAGGGACTTATGCGCAGATCGGCGCAGAGATTGTCAAGGTTACGGCCGTCGATACGACGAACAGCCGCGTGACCATCGCGCGGGGCGTGCTGGATACCGTGCCGGCGGCGCATTCGGCAGGCGACAGGATTTGGTTTGCCGAAGTCGGCTCGTACATGGTGGGCGAAGAATACACGGCGACCGACCAGCCCGGAACGAAGGTACTGCCGAGAACAAGCAAGGGCCAGCTCGACCCCGATGATGCGCCTATCGACAACGCGACCGCATTCGACAGCAGGGCGGTCAGGCCTTATCCGCCCGGAAACTTCAAAATCAATTCCGTCAGTTACCCGGACAATTTCAGCGGCGAACCGACGATTACCTGGGCACACAGGGACCGGACGCAGCAGATAACGGAGCTTGTCGAGCACGACGAGGCAAGCATCGGCCCGGAGGCGGGCGTAACGTACACGCTCAAAATCTATGACTCCGGCGGAACGCTGCGGCGGACTGAGACAGGACTGACGGGCACAACCTACACATACTCCCAGGCCAACGAGATATCGGACTGCGGCGGCATCCAGACACAACTGCGGTTCGTGCTCTATTCTGTCCGCGACGGCTATGATTCATGGCAGCAGTACGATATCACCCTGCCGCGAGTGTTCGTGATAAATGATTCGCTCGGCATTACAGACGCAGCGACTCCGGTGGAAGGTTAGGCCGGCAAAAATAAGCACGTCGTTTCTACCCTGACAGGGGGCGGAGCGTGAGGCCCTCCGCCCCCGCCCCTTAGGACTAAACACAAACGTATCTTAGCCCAATCCCGCCCTAATTTTAGACCAAAAAAACTTTGCAGCAAAACCCTCGTTTTTAGCTCACTACAAAGGATTATGCACTTTTTTTACATAATCTCCGAAAATAACTGTTGACAAAGTACAGGTCTTTTTCGCCTTTTTTTCTCTGAAGCCGTACCAACTTGTGACACGAAAGGCTATTTCCGGTGTTATTTTTAGCTGGGCCACACATATTTCATCTTGTGTTGTCTCCTGAGAGGTACCGGGTTGCCAACCTAAATTCTCCATCGCAGGGCTTGACTTGCTGTATTGATTCCTCTAAAATGCCATTTTCTATGGGATAGGCGTCCGGCTGAATCTATATTTATTTGTGTGTACGTGCCTATAAAGGACATACGATGGGAGATAAACCGTACAAAATATACTGCGCTGGCCCTCTTTTCAATCCGAAAGAGCGGGAAGAAATGCAGGAAGTTGCATCTGTTCTTGAGGAGGCCGGTTATTCGGTCTTCTTACCGCAGAGAGATGGTCTCGAGTTTGCCATGCTTTTCCCGACTCTACTCCAAAGGAGTGTTGAGCCCCAGCAGGCAACGGAGATCCTGAATAAGGCCATATTCTCTTTGGACGTCTTTCAGATAGTCAATAGTGACGGATTGGTTTTGAATATGAACGGACGCGTTCCTGATGAGGGAGCAATGGTCGAGGCTGGAATTGCCTGGGCCTGCAAGAAATTCATAGTTATTTTCAGAAACGACAGCAGATCTCTTATCGAGGGAAATTGCAATCCCATGGTGCTGGGCCTTGCAGATTTTTCAGTCGTGACGACTCACGATGATATTCTGCAGACTCTCAATGCCAAAGTCTCCAGTGCGACGGAAGATATCCTATTATCGCGTGAGCCTCATTTTGATGTGACTGCTGAGAGCGGCAGGCAAATTAGTCAGTTCTTGGCTGAACGCAGACAGGTTCCTGACATAGCAAGTTTGCTCATAGACCTTTTCGGGGAGAGGAAATGTCGAGCTTCAAGAGTAGCCCGATAGGCTTCTAATGCCTTGATTTTTTCAGTCTTTTTTTGTTGGCTAAAATGATAAATTGAAGCCGCGGCAATTACGCCAGGGCCATCATAACATTCCCCTTCTTTGTCAAGAACTGCCTGTATCCACTCCGGCAAAAACAAGGTTTTGTTACTTTTTTTTCCCATATATTTCTTTTAACAACAAAGACTTACGAGAAAAACATTAAATAAACATTATATTTACCAATGATTTTCATTGACAAACCCTTCGGTATTGCCGATAATATAGATATACAGATTAGGAGAAATTCGGCAATGACAAACGAATCAACCGAAACACAGCAAAAAAAGAAACAACCTATGATTAAAGCATCCTTGGGATTATGGGCGGCGTTTGAGAAATGGATGGCAGTCCAAGGACACCAAACGCTGTCCGAGGGCCTCCGTGCTGCAATGCGTCAAGTTACCAATTTCAACGGGGATTGTCAAATAAAAAATTCCCCATCTTAACAAAAAGGTGAAAAATGCGATCTGGGCAATCACAAACGATGAACGGCGGGGCGGGCAGGTGTAAAAGCCTTCCACCCAGATCGCTACCTGTCCGCCCTTATTTTGCATGGAGGGGTTGGAAATGAATATCCCGAAGCGACTGCCTGAAACAGAAGCTGAACAAATAGAAGCATGGCGGGAGAATATCCCGAATCTGTTCAAGGGTTCATACCGCAAGCAGTACGACAAAGCTATGACCGGCAGGGCTATGAGGGCGGCGATAAACAGTAAATGCCTGGATTGCATGTGCTGGCAGCAAGTCGAAGTAAAACGCTGTGATATTGTAACCTGCCCGCTGCACCCATATAGGCCATACCAAGACAGACCAGACAGGCTTGTAACTTCAAATCTGGCGAGCCAGAACACGCTTGACGCGGTAGATACGGAAACAAACGGTTATAAGGCAGATAATCATGCCAGCGACTAAACGCGAACAGAACGTAGCTAAGATTGATGGCCGGCTCAATACGGCATGGGCCGTGGCCTGCGAGCGATATCTGGCCAGCGAGCAGGCTTACCTGACGCTCTGGGACCAGTATAACCAGCTCCGCCACTTGGCAACGATTAAGGCCGTATTCCCCGACGCCTGCAACATCCTGGACATAGCGATGGGCAGGATTCTGGAGGAGGGGGTAAGGCGCGGCGTCTTGCCCGAGCAGACGGAGATTTAAGAAGTGAGCGGCGAATAGCCCTGAGTATAGCTCTCGTAGTTACGACAAGTTAATAGGAAACTGTGACGCAGACTTGACTTGTGCGCTTGCTTAGATTAGGCTGATTTCGTGACGAAACAGCCTTGCCGAAAGGAGAAAATCTATGCAAGGCACAAAACTATCAGAAGTGCTGGAAGTCTATATTGACAAAAGGCAGCGATTGAAGTGGTCCACATTGGAATGGACCCGGCAGGCTTGGAAGCGGTTTATAGAAGCTCTTGGAGATATATTAACGATGGAAGTCGTCAGTTCCGACATAGAGGATTTCGAGAATTTTCTCTTCGGTGCCGGCCTGGCTTCCAATTCTGTTAAATCGTATCTCAAAGCCGTGCGTACCGTCTTTGAATGGGCGCATCGGCGGGGCTACACAGACCATAGCCCTTTCGACGGCTATAAGCTTCCCAAGGCTGCCGACTCCGAGATTCATATCTTTTCCCAGGCTGAACTGTGCGATCTTCACGTCGCGGCCTCCGAGCGATGGCGGGCGTTGAACAGAACGGCAGTAACGGCGGGCCTTAGAAAATCCGAGGCTTTGAATCTGAGGGTTGAAGATGTGGATTTCGCCAGAGGGACTATCACTGTCAGGCAGCACAAAGAGACCAATGACACATGGGCATGGACTCCAAAGAATTACCTCAGCAGAACCCTGCCCCTCACCGATGATTTGAGCACGATGTATTGCAGCCTTCTGGCGGAACTGCCCAGTGGCCAGCCGTATCTTCTGTTGGAAGAAAAACGGTATTGGACGCTGAGGCAGAGATTGAGGCTGGGCAAATTGACAGACAGGAACAGATTGTGCCCGGACGAAAGTTTCTCACGAGGCTTTATTCAGACGAGGAACCGAGCCAAAATTCAAGATGGAACTTATCACGATCTGAGACGAACCTGTCTTACCAACTGGAGTTATCATCTTCCGCCGAAAGAGTTGCAAAAATTGGCCGGTCACGCCGACATCGAAACGACGATGCGGTACTACCTCGGCATCCGTGCCGACGTGATCGACCTTGCGAAAAAACACACAATCGGGGCGACAGGACTTGAACCTGCGACCTCTTGACCCCCAGTCAAGGGGCAAAGACAAACATTAAAGCCAAGACTGTTTCGTCACAGTCTTTTCACATCTGCCCCCTGCGGATATCTCACTTTTTCCTCTCCCTCCGCCCGCAGGGGGCTTTAAAAACTAACCAGCGGCGGGGTGGCAAAACCCCTCGCCTTTATCAGGTGGGTAAATGCACATATCAAAATTGCATAGATTCATAACGGCGGTCCTCGTGGGCATAGCCGCGTTTTTCGAGCTGTGCCTGACCGCACAGGCTGCGTGGGCCTGGCGGCTGGCCCGCACCACATCGTCTAAGGGGACAAAAGCAGGGAGCTTACTCGGAAAGAGACGGCACGGAGGCCTTGCTGTCCCCACAGGGAGAGACCAATGGAACAGAAACGAGATTACGAAACAGCGACAGTATTCTTCTCATTCATTGCGACAATTGTAATCGGCGGCGGTGCCGTACTGCTCGCCCTGGGCAATTGTCCGAAATTCGTCCGGGCTGATTCCAACGCAGTAGCGACAGCGACGTTCGAGGCCCGCGTCACCGCCTACTGCCCTTGCTCTAAATGCTGCGGCAAATGGGCGGACGGCATTACAGCCAGCGGCCACAAGATTAGACCCGGCGACAAGTTCGTGGCCGCGCCGAAGTCGATACCGTTTGGCACACTTGTGATTGTGCCTGGCTACGCCCAGGGACGGCCTGTGCCGGTGCTGGATCGAGGTTCATCTATTACGGAGAATAAGCTGGACCTCTACTTTGATGACGCTGACGGTAAAACCGGACATCAAAGAGCCCTGGAATGGGGAGTGAAGAATCTCGAAGTGACGATTGTGAGGTGAGAACCATGACAGCAAATCTTGACAGATTTCAGGGGGCGGTGCCGAACACTGCAACAGAAGTCGGTTCCTGCGACGGCTGTGGCGGCGTGATGTACGATTACGAAGTCACTACCTGCAAGAGTTGCGGCTCGACCGTTCATAACGGCTGCACGCATACCTGCGACGGCTGCGGAATCGACGGTTGCAGGGCCTGTCTGAGAGAGGACAAGGAAACCGGCCGGCGGCTGTGCGAGGAATGCAGGGAAGAAAGCGAGGTAAGCGATGGCAAATGTTCGCATCCACAATCTTGAAACCTTGGAACATGCGGCATTGCAGAGACGCGCTGTCGTGGTGCCAAAAGCAGGCTACGGCAAAAAACCGATAGCGGCGGCGTGGTATCTGGCCTGGCAGGGAAGGGAATTGCTTAGAGCATTTCGCCTCGGCATGTATCTGTACGAGAAACCCGAGAAACCCGAGAAACCCGAGAAACCCGAGAAACCCGAGAAACC